ATCCACTAGCGGAACAGACCTCAGAGGTAGTTGCTGGTGGGTTATGGTCTTGGGGACGTAACAATCGCGGTCAATTAGGAGTAGGTAATACAACTAGTTATTCGTCTCCGGTACAGATAGGCGCTCTTACTACTTGGGATAAATTTGCTGCGGGGCTTGAACTCACTGTAGCAGGTAAAGACGGTACTCTCTGGGGTTGGGGTAAAAACGCCGACGGTCAACTAGGCCAAGGAAATACCACTGATTATTCTTCACCCGTGCAGGTAGGTGCGCTTACTACTTGGTTACAGATAGCGGCAGCGCCGTATGGCGAAGTTGTTGGTGCTGTTAAAACAGACGGTACGCTTTGGACTTGGGGTTATGGAATTTTAGGTTCATTAGGTCACGGCAACACCACTAACTATTCATCCCCTGTACAGGTAGGGTCAGAAACTTATTGGGCTGATTATGCTGCGGGTGTAAAAAGCGGTGCTGCTACTACTACTGGAGGCAAGTTATATGCTTGGGGCTATGGCATATACGGGCAGTTAGGCCAAGGTAATACCACTGATTATTCATCTCCCGTACAAGTTGGTGCTTTAACTAATTGGAGTAAAGTGTTTGCAGGAAAATATTGTTATGCAGCGATTAAAACAGACGGTACTTTATGGAGTTGGGGGTCTAACGACGATGGAAAATTAGGTATTGGTGTAGCCCCAAGCACTAGCAGCGTGTCGTCCCCATCACAAATAGGTTCACTGACTACGTGGGCTAAATTTGCGTGGGGTGCGGATTCTGGTCATGCGATTAAAACCGACGGTACTTTATGGTCTTGGGGAGGCAATGCTGTGGGGCAATTAGGGACAGGCAATGTGACCTACTACTCTTCCCCTGTCCAAATAGGTGCATTGACTAACTGGGCAGATGTTGCTTGCGGTGACCGAAATGGTGTTGCTGTTACGACAGGAGGCGCACTTTATGTTTGGGGTTTTGGTGGCGATGGTCGGTTAGGCTTGGGCAATACTACTAATTATTCATCTCCCGTACAGCTAGGTTCTCTTACTACTTGGGGGCAAACACTGGGCGGGATATGCGCTGCTGATAATACAGTAGCAATAAAAGGTTAAAGGATTTGATATGTCAACTGTAATATCCGGTGTTCAATACTCAGGTAGGTGGAACCTTCAAGCGCAAGCACAAGCTGAAGCTGCGAGTACGTGGCCAAAACCTCATCCACCCTATGGGCTTTATGTTTGGGGGCATAACAATAATGGTCAACTAGGTCTAGGTGACACCGACGATAGATCATCTCCGGTACTACTTGGCTCAGAAAATTGGTCGGCATCAGCGAGGGCAGTGTTTGGAGGGGCGCTTTCAAGTGGTGCTATTAGAGCAGACGGTACTATATGGGTAATGGGTGCTAATAACCAATATCAGTTAGGAACAGGTAACAGCACTTCCTATTCTTCCCCTGTCCAACTAGGCGCACTTACAAATTGGCTAAAAGCTACTGGGGGAAATTACCACACGCACTCTATTAAAACCGACGGGACTCTCTGGGCTTGGGGGCGAAATGCTTTAGGTCAACTAGGTTTAGGGGACTCAGGCGCTACCTCTCGCTCATCTCCAGTTCAAGTAGGCGCTCTTACTACGTGGCTGCAAGTGTCGGCTGGGTACGCTTTCACTATGGGTATTACTACTGACAACAAACTTTACGCTTGGGGATACAACACCCAAGGCAACTTAGGTTTAGGCAACACCACTAACTATTCTTCTCCGGTACAAGTCGGCGCACTGACAACTTGGGCAAGCGTTGCTTGTGGTCAAGTTACCACCTATGCCATTAAAACCGACGGTACTCTTTGGGGATGGGGATACAATAATATCGGTCAAGTAGGCAATGGCGCTACAGGTAATCTCAATTCCCCTGTACAAATAGGCGCTCTTACTACATGGTCAAAAATTGGAGGACTAACTGCATCGGCTATAGCCATTAAAACCGATGGTACTTTATGGATGTGGGGTGATAATACTTACGGTCAACTAGGCGATGGCACTACTTCAGTAAGAAATAGTCCAATACAAGTTGGTTCACTAACTACGTGGTCAAAAGTTGGAGCAACAAATTATGCTGCTTTAGCTATTAAAACCGATGGCACTACATGGGTTTGGGGTAGAAATCAGTACGGGCAATTAGGTCAAGGCAACACAACTGATTATAGCTCCCCAGTTCAAGTGGGGGGATTGACTACGTGGGAACAAGTAAGAAACGATCCCGAAGGAGCTGCGGTTTTGACAATCAAAACTCCAAACTAGTTAATTATTATGAAAAAACAATTACATTTTATGTCAGGCGTACCCCGATCCGGTTCTAC